TTGTAATAAACCACTATTTTCAATGCCTGCATCCACTGGTTTAGGAGTCGTATCTGCTGGTGGCATAAGTAATGAGTCTATGTTGTCCACACCCAAAGCTGCATACATTCTCCTGTAAGCTTCATAGATGCCTTGCGGACCGTGTAGTTGTGGGTTTGATTGCACCATTGTTAACAGTTCTTGCGCCATTATTACTCTTTGGCTCATAGAAAAAATATTAGGGTCAGATACAGGTATAACATCTACTTTATTATCAAAATCTTCTATTTTAACTTCTCTAGGACCACTACCAGTTTCATAGGGGTACACAGGTGGTAAAAACTCTTGAAATACTCTAGCAAGTATTTGAAATTCATTTTTTTGTGAATAGTGCAATCTTTTATGTATAGCACTCATAACTTTTGTGCCTTTTTCTAATAAAGCAACAGTTGTTCCAACAGGCATAGCAGCATTAGAATCACCTATATTCATGTCTGCAATTGCAGCAAATCTTTTGCCTGAATCAACCAATAATCCAAGCAATTGAAACAATACATTACTAGGCTCTTTATAGGGTAAGGGCATAAGAGAATCTCTTAATGCGCCACCCGGTGCATCTACATCTCTAAATTCACCCGGTTGTAAAGGTGATGCTTCATCTCTAATTCTTATACCTCTAGCTTTGAATCCAGCAGGCAAGTTACTTAATGTACCTGCATCTATAAGTTGTCTAAGCAAAGATGTTGAGGCTTTGGATAAACCACCAATCATGTGCGACAGACCCAAGCCATAAAAACCCAATCCGGGCAAAAACTTATATTGCACAAAATAATTTATTTTGTTTCTTAATACATCTGTTGACTCATAGTTTCTACGTATAGACAAAATCTTTTGTGATGATTCGTCAATGGTTATAATATAGGGTAACTTTAAGCCAGTTTGCTCACCCGTTTCGTTCGTGTCTTCAAATCCCTCTATGTCTGCAACAGTATGTATTTCATATAATTTTCGTTGCTCATCTTCACCATAATCAGGCTCAACACCCTGTATTTTATCTACCTCTTGGTCTATTTCATCTCTGCTTATGTTTTGTGGGTTAATTAAGTCTATATCAGCATAAAAGCCAGATAATTGCATTTTTCTAACTTCATTATTGCTCATAGATACTACATGAGTGACTCTTTCGGCTGAAAGTATGTCCGTAGCATTATATGGGACTAACAAGTCTTCAGCAGGAACAAATTTAGATACAGGCCTACCTTTTGTTGCATCATAGTAAACTTTTTTAAATGCACTACCTGATAAAGGCAAATAGAACAATAATTGGTCTAGTTCAGGGTCATATTCAGGCATTTCATTCATGATGTAGTAGTTCATAAACTCGCCTACTCTTTCTGCTTGCATTTCTGTATTTGCGTCTCTTTGACCTATGACTTGTGTTTTTATAGGACCTTGTGCAGGTAATAATTCTTTATAAGCTTGCGCTTGAAACTGTGTAACTGCTTCTGACAATATTGGATGTATTACACCACTTGAACCTTCGAATGGTTGACTTCTTTGCTCATCAAAGCGCATACCAAGATACTTTAGTCCATCTGTGTATGTTTTTTCCCATTCTTTGCGTGATTCTTTGTCGTTTTCAATAGCGTACAATAATTTAGATGAGATGCTGCCTAATATATCGTCATCTAAAAATTCTACTAAGTTTGCGTCAAAAGGAACTTGTGGCGCTTCTATTTCCGTTGGCTCATCAAAAACTATTTCATCTTCACTGATGCTAATTTGTAAAGCATCAAACATCTCATCATCAAAAGTTCTTGAAGGTGTTTCTATATTAATATCATCAACAGGAACACTAACAGACTTTGTTTGGTCTTTTATGTCAGGGTTGTCTTCAGTGCCTAGTTTTCTTTCTGTAACCATATTAATTTATACCTAAAATTTCTTTACGCATTTTGTCTCTTTCTTTTTCAGCTTCTTCTACAGTATTGTAAGCTTTTACTAAACCAAATTTAATTGCAGACTCATATTTTTTTAGAATCTCATCGCTATTTAATTGTTTTCCTGTTTTAGGGTCAAGAGCAGGCAAAATATAATGTGTGTTTGCATCTGTACCAACTGTACTTGTTAACATAGTCATTCTCTCGCCCTTTTCATTTTCAAACACTTTATTACCTTCTAAGATTTTATTATGAAAGCCCTGTAAAAATTTTTTGTTAATATCATATCGTGCATTTTTATTTTTATTTTCAAACACCATTATTTTTTATATTTTTTTGATTTTACCTTCTTACCTTTGTTTTTACCACCTGTTCTTGCAATCAGACCTCGTGCCTTAGCTGATGCTTTTTCACTAAATCCAAGCTTTTTGCCTGACCCTATCTTTTTTTTAAGTGTTGATAGTTTTACGACCATGCAGTCTCCTTATAGCATTTTTACCTTTTTTGAATATACTTGCTATTGCTTTTTTACCCATTACCTTAGCTCGTTGTTCGCCTACTGTAAGTATTTGTATTTTTCTAGCAAATGGTTTTTTGGTATTTTTAACTTTTTTAACTGTAGCTCTTGCATCGGCTTGTGTTGCAAATTTTATTCTTACTGTGTCTTTAGGGTTTTCATCTGTATATAAACGTCTACCACTGCCTTTTGGCTTTTTACCCGTGCCTTTTATTGGGTCTTTTCTTTTTTTTCTAACCATAATTAATAATATGACAAAGCTGTTCTATCTACTTGCATATCTTCTTGATAGTCGCTATCTAACTCCACTAAACCACCTTGTCTTATTCGCATTAAAGCCATAGTGGTAGAGTCACAAAAGTCATCATTTTCTCCAAAGGGAAAAGCAGCTAACTCTTCTATTACTTCTTCTGCAAAAGCATCTTCTGTAGCATATACCATACCACTTTCAAACATAGGTGCAATAGAGTTCATTCTTGCAACCTTGTCTTGTCCTCTACTAGGCGAGTAAGCTTGCACAGGTATTCCTATTTTTCTAAGTTCTTGTGTTAAAGGTGTACCACTAGCTTTGGCCTCTATTAAAACTATGTCTGGCTCCCAATACTTATATTCCTCTAATGCTATATTTTTCAGTTGTGGAAAGTCTACTCTGTGTCTACTAGCATCTAACAATATAATTGCATGTTCGCTACCATCTTCAGGGTCAAATATTCCCCAAGTCGTTATAGCAGAATAGTCTGCTGTTTCTTTTGCGCTAAAAGCAGTATCGTAACTTTGCACGATACACTGACAACTAGGTATAGCTTCATTCTCCCATTTCTGCCACCATTCTCTTTTAACTATAGAACCGCTTTCTGCGGTTGGGTTTTGCATCCATTGTGCGTTCCATTTGCTTATCGGCAAAGATGCTTTTACTGATAACAATTCCTCTTTCTTCCAAAACTCTTTCCACAAAGGTTCTTCTGAATCAGGCATGATAGCTGGAAACTCAACTACTTCCCATTGGTCTGCGTGTGTTTCAGATTGTCTTTTAAGCAATCTGCCAGCCAAATCTTTTGTACTCCAACGAGTCATAACCAAAACGATGGTGCCGCCGGGCTGCAATCTTTGGCGTGGTCCACTTGTGTACCACTCCCAAGCTGCATCCATTGCAGTCGGCGACATTGCATCTTGTTCTGAATGAGGGTCATCTATAATTAATAAATCAGCACCACGTCCTGTTATAGCGCCACCAACACCTGAATAGAAAGCTTCACCACCATCATCTGTAGTCCATCTACCAGCAGACTTATTATCACCTGACAAATTTATGTCAGGAAATATGGTTTGATACTCTTCGCTGTCTATAATATTACGCACTCTTCTACCAAATCGCACAGCAAGTTCTGCCGTGTGTGTCGCTTGTATTATTTTTAAACTTGGATTAAGTCCCATCATCCAAGCAGGAAAATATGTAGATGCAAACTCTGATTTGGTATGTCTAGGTGGCAACATAACCATAAGTCTTTTGCACTTACCTTGTGCTATACGGTTTAGTTTTTTTGCGAGAACTTTATGATGTCTACCCATGATAAAGCCATCCCATTGATGTTTTACAAACTCTAAAAAGTCAGACTTACATTTGTCTCTAGCATTTAGATTCTTCCACTTATCAATTAGGGTTAAAGCTTCTACTTGCTCATCCCTAGACAAAGCGTCAAAAGATTTAATTTTATCTAAATCAATCATAAGGTGGAGAGCCAATAAGTATAATTAGAGGACAAAATTGACTCTCCTAACATGCTACATCGGAGAGAGGAGATATGTGAACATCCACAAATGAGCATGTCAATTAGACTTTACCCCATTCTTGTCCTTGGAACAATAACGCCTCAGCCTTTCTTCTTTTTTTTAGGCCTTCATTAGGCACTCCATTAACTTTGTTCCATCTTTGAATTTGATAAGGCACATCATCCCACAATTTGTTGTTC